CTGCTGATACAGGCTTGTTTTGACCTGCAAGTTGCATGATGGTAGCTAACATGTTGCTTAATTCATCACCGCTGCCTGCTGACATGTTAATGCTTGCTGGCATTGATGGCTTTTCTGGAGCAATGCCCATGCCCATACCCATTTCTGGCATCATTCCGCATTCTTCAACTTGTAGGTTTTCTTTAATTACGTTGGGATTAGTTGAATCAAGTTCTGCTAATCTTTTTAATACATCGATCATTTGCATATTATTTTCCTTTGCCACTTATAGGGCCAGTTGTTCCTGGTGCTGCATCTGTATTAAATTTGGCAGGACCTTCAGTGGGAATTTCTTCTCCACGTTCTTTACGTTGAAGTTTTAAGATATCATTTAATTCTTTAACAAAACCGCTATTATATTTGTCACCGTAGAAATTTTCAAATTGTGCATTTGGGGCTTCTTTGTAATCTGGATCAGCTAACAATGCGCCTTCTCTCTTAGGTTCTACATTTTGATATTCTTCAGTAGGCTCAAACGGACTACGAACTACTAAATGCTGTTTACCTACACCAAGACCTGAACTTAGATATTCTGTTAGTTCAAATTGTGTTGTTGGATAATCTAATACAACTTCGTAGATATTAACTTCACAATTTTTAATTTGGGGAAAATCTAATGGTAGTGCTTGAATAGGAGTCTTTGATTTTTTGAATCCTGCAGGAATATTGCCTGTAGTAAAACGGCTTAGCAAGCTCTTCATTGTATCTTCTTGCTCAGTGGTCATTTCACCGGCAATTTTGATACGGAAGTCATACTTCTTTTTAGATTCAGTTAGGTGTTCTTTGAATGATTTCATAATGTATTATTTATTCAGATCTTTAAGTTTTTGCAAGATGCTATTACGGTCTGTAATAATATATCCTTCACCCTCTACGGTATTTCCGTTGCCTTCACCGTGTTTTTTGTCTATAGCTAGTTTTTTAAGCTGTAGATCAACCATTTTTAACTTCTTGTCAATCTTATTAGTTTTAGCTGTAATGGCAGCATTCATCATCTGTGCGGCTACTTCAAACATGCGTGAACCGTAACGTGCTTCTACATTCATACCCAAATCCATTAAGTCGTCGTAGGCTTTTTCAGCTTTGTCTGCAAGTGCATCTAGTTCACTATCTGCCATATCCCCTAGCCCTACTACTCTAGGTAAAGCCGCCGAAATCTTGTCAAATTCTTCTAACTTATCCTGTAAATTAATAGTTGCCACAGGTGTTACATCAACAGGCTCTGGCGGTACAACTGAGTCTGTTGTATCTAGGTTTAATAATTCTTCTAATCGTTTTGTCATATTTTTACTTATTCCGTTTTCCGGTATTCTGAAAAATATCTCCCTCGTTTACAATCCTAAATTTGATGCCCTGTTGTTGGCACCATGCGGATGCTGCACCCCACTTGGCCATATTTTTAACATACTGTGCTTGATTGTAAACATTTTTACCAACTTTTTCTTTAAGCGTTTGATTGACTGGTTTTATTTCAATAACCTCAACGTGTTTTTTCATGTTCTTATCTATATAAGAGATTAGAAAATCCGGAACATACACTGTATGTTTTCCGGTTAACGGATCCTTATAGGGAATCTTTATGCTTTCACTGGACCATTGTTGTATACTAGGATTGTTGTCACAGAATGTCATAAAAGTAAATTCCCAAGAACTTCTATATCTAGGAGTACCTTGACCTATGTACTTTTCGGGATTCTTTACACTATAAGCCCCTTGACTGAACTTTAAACTCATGCAATTATGTTTCTTTGAATTTCAGGATGCGTTTGAAATTTTTCAGCGTAGCCTAAACTACTGCTCTTAAATCTATTGTAATTTAAGATTTCAGAGACAAGCCCAGATAACTGAACATTGTCTAGTCCTTTTAGAGTATCTAAAATCTGCATAGGGTTGTACCCGTCTTGTTTTGCCTGTCTAATAATTGTAACGGCAATAGATTCTGCTGCTACTTCACCAAAATCTCTATTAGTAAAATATCCTTTCATAGCGGCCAACACTGATGAATTAATTTCAACAGGGGCGGTCATGTAAGAATCAAATGCCTGCACTGTTTTGTTTTGAGATACACTTACGGGAATATTAGAATAGTTTTGATTCATGATTATCTTTTAGGAGGGAATATGATTGCTGCTGGATTAGCTCTTATTTTTCCATCAACACTGGTATTAAATGCTTTAAAAATATTAATTCCAACTCCTCCCGGTAAGTTGAATATCCCAGGTTGATATTCTGTGCTAGGTGGAGTATAGTACTTTCCCGGAGCAGTTTTAGTTATTGCTCCTAGTGCGCCACTGGCAATATTATAACCTGTAGCCTTAGTTCTAATTATGCCTTTTGTGTTTATATAATTTTTAGCAAGGATTAAAGCAATGTCTAATAACATATTTTGTGTGCCGCCGCTTCCTCCAACTCTACCATATGCTCTTGCGGCGCCCCTATTATCAAAACCATTGTTAATTCTCGTAGGCCCTACACCTTTACCAAACACTGCATTGGCACCACGGGGAACCAATGGGTTTCCTAAGTAAGGACTGTTGTTAGAATTTCCTGCGATTTGCAGGGGACTAGGAGTTTTGTCGTAGTACAAACTCGTGAACTGTGGCGGATCGGTTCCTGGAATAATCTGCCCGTAATCATACAGTACGTTTTCATAGGCAACGGACATTCTATTCTGCATGATCTTGCTGCCTTCACTTTGATTTAATGAGTCGTGTGCCCATTCTGTAATCTTAGGATTAATTAAAGTTACCTGAGTGAAATTTTGTTGATGTAGACTGTAAATTTCTATTGAGGTAAAGAAAGGCACGCTAACATTGTTATTATAGATACCATATTGATAGTCCGTTTCACCATACTTAGTATCTCTAAATTCTATCGGTACTTCACCTGTGGTTCCATAATTACTGTCTGCAAAATAATGTTTATAATAGTTAATCCATAGTTTGTTGATAATATCAAAATTATCATCATGAAAATCTAGGCTGACTGGAGTATAGGTTAGTTTAGTAGGTACTACCGTTTTTCTATTATATTGATTTAATGTTTCGGTAGCGATTGTAAATTTAGGAAGATCAACCTTCTTAACTAATAATCCGACATCCATTGCACCAGTTTCACGCCATTGTTGATCTATAATAGCAGCCGGATTAATGTTGAATACTACGTAATAAAGAAAACCTAATTTAGGAGAATATGCATAATTTTCGTCAACGTAAAGTCGACTAGCATGTTGATAGTCTTTTAAATTAGGATATCCCTTGGTATATCCGGTACCGGATAGATAGTTAGTAAATGCGTTACTCATACAAATATTTAGTCAAATAAAAAGCCCGGGTTTTTATGCCGAGCTTTTTTAGAGATAATTTAGTTATTATCCACCCGTAGCTAGTCCTTGTGCGCCTGCTGGTCTTACTACACGACCTACATCTAATCCAATACCACTAGCAGCGCCGCCTGGCGCATCTAGTTGAATAGCATTATCATAAGTGATAGTTAATGCAATATCCATCGGATTCGTTGCATCAGCATAGTCGCCACCTTGGTAAGTAGCCTGTTTGATAAAGCATCCTAAAAATTCAAAACTTTCTAGGGTCACTGGTTCAAATGCACCATTGCCGCCGTCGAGCATTTCAACTCGCATTCTAAACTTATAATCAATGCCGCTAGCAGCACCGCTTTGTTCAAAGAAGTCAAATTGCTTCTGTAATTGCTCACCAACTTTGCGACTAACAACGCCAGATGCATCATCACGGATTGTTAATTTTGCATCGGCAAAATTATGTTTGCCTAGTAACTTAACTGTACTGTTATATACAGGTAATTTAATTTCTTCAAAACTAACTTCAGGACGACTAACGTTCATAACTTGCTTGGTTAACTCAGTTGACGGAGTTCCGCCAACACCAAAGCTATCTAAAGTAACACGAAAGCGATACTTTAGTTTTGGCATCAACAGTCCCTGGGTAGTGGCTGCTTGGGTGCCGCTTAGTGGAACTGTGAATCTTGATAAACTTGCGATTGGCATATATTAATGCTCCTTATTCTTTGTATTTACCTATTATAGTCCGGCTGCAATGTCACCAGTATTTTTCAAGCGTAATGGAATATAAATGTATTCAATAGCTTTTACTGGCTCAATAGCAATATCAACATACAACTCGTTTCTATCAATTCTAGAAGGAGTATTGTTTGTTTCATCACAGACTATGACATAGTCATATAGTGCTCGTTGGCCCACTAATTCAAGCATTAGGCTTTCGGCTGCTGCTTTAATCTCACGACGTGTCTGAGCATCGTTAGGTTCAAACAAGAATGGTCTTGCAAGAACGTCTAATTGTTTGCGTAGATAGCAGACTAAACGAGCAACGTTAATTCTGTCTAATGCACTGGCATTTCTAGCACGAGTACGTTGACCGTAGGCTAAAACGCCGACACCAGTCAAAGTAGCAATTGGGTTAATTGCAATACGTGGATCTTGCAATACATCACGAAGACCTTGATGTAATGCTGTAGACTTAAATTCGCCTTCTGCATTAATATAACCAACTGCTGTAGCATTGTCAACACCGCCACGTCTTGTACCAGCAGGTGCAAACCATGGATAGCTCTTAGCATCACTATTAATAATAGTGCGTAACATCATGTGACTTGCCGGAACAACAATGTTGTTACCTGTATTGTCATTTGTGTAACCACTTGGGTAGTACATGGCCATGTATTCATCAAAGCTAGTAGCACCTACATCACCGTTATCTAATGCACCATTTGTATTTAAACCCCACTCGCTTAATTTTGTCCCAGTAGGTTCTAAACGGAATGGTGTATCACCAACAACAAACGCTGTAATACCGCGATCAGTGTTAAGTCCAATCATGTTTTGAATTACTTCAGGATAACCAGGAGTAGCCATTAGGTTAAATCCTAATGTATCATTGTCACGGATTGCTGCATTGGCATCAATTAATGCCTTCAGTGTTTCGACAACTTGTGCTCGCTGACCTAGGCGGCCAAATCGCGGACCACCATCTTCTGCTACCGCATTTTGCGATACCCAACGGTCTGGCTCATAAGCTGCCATTGATGCATTGGCCTGTCTAGGATTTGTTGTGTTAACATTAATATGACCTGAAGTATATCTTTTAACATTGAAACCGCTTCGACGTGTATTCCATAGGTGCATACCGCGTGGGTATAATGCAGGATCAGGTGTATCGGGGTCCAGATAATTGCTTGTTAGTAGATCTACAATAGAGCTTGCGTCAGCTGTAGCACCGGCAGTTGCCCAACGTGCATCAGCAAATAACCAACCGTCTGGTGTTGATTGATCAGTAACGTCTTGCTGTACCCAAGCTGTACCAGAGTACACATAAATGTTTCTTCCGTATGCATCGATATCACTAGTATCAATCCAAATATCTCCGGCAACTAGTGCGGTTCCATCTGATTGTCCAGTGTTTCTATCTGGCTCAGTAGCGCTAACTATTGGACCTAACGGATCAAGACCTGCGCTAACATATTGACTGCTAGTTGAATTCATGCCTACCCATGTAGTTCCATTATGAATTAAAATGTCAACTTCGTCAACTACACTACTGTACCACATACTACCATCTGCAGGTGTTGTAGAAGGAGCATCTGCCCTTGCTTCATATGCAAGTGGCTTCCATGAAGTGACAATATAAGTGAACGGTGTAGTTCCTATTGTAAAATCAGCAGTTGGTGCTGCAAATACATTCGCCGTGTCGTTGGTGCTAGTAGAAGCAATAGTAAAGAATCCCCCTAGTACATCATCAGGACCAGTATACAATTCAATTGCGCCGCCACTTGTATGTGTCATTGTTAATACGTTAGTTAAGCTGTCCCAAGTTGCAGTAACATAAGTTAATCCCTGTGCAGATAAAGCTGCTGGAATCTGTGAACCAATTGTACCAGTATTTAGAGTTACAGTTCTAACGCTTGACCATGCACCAGATAACAGTGTTTCTCTTACTGTAAATGTGCTAGTACTTCCTAATACTGAATTGCTTACGTTACTAGTAACAACTGTAGGACCCGTAGCTGTTTTTCTCCATATTTTAAAACTAGCAACATCAAGTAGATCGTGATTATAATTAGATTCAATAAACACAGTACCTACTGCAATGTTTTTACCGCCACCAGCAGGATCTAATGCATAGTTAGCGTTAACAATGCTAGGGTAAATTGGAGAAGTAACTGTAGTCCAAGACTGGCTTGAACTGTTGAATAATTTGATTGACCAGTTGGCTCCATTTGTAGGAGTTGTAGTAGTTACCCAAACACTGCCCGTTAAAGTACTAGTACTACTACTAAATGTTGGGTATGTATAATGTGGACTAATCTGTAATTCTTTTCCAGCCTCAAACGCATCAGTAACTTCTGCCCAGTCATTGTTTGCTTTTTTGTAGTATAGGTAATTTTCATTGCTGTTAGTTAATACCACAGCATAATCTCCAATTTGCCCAACTGATGCTGCTGGCCACGCCCCGTCAAAACTTGAGGTTGGAGAGCTGTCATCTAACACAAGTGGAGTTTTAACACTAAATCTTTGTGTGCTAGAATTCCATTCTTTAACTCCAAATAGACTGGATGCTGTATCAACCCAGTAAGTGCCGCCAACTGGTTGACCAATTGGTTCAGTGCTAGTAGGTGTTAATGCCGCTAGATCTAAATCTGCACGAACAATGTATGCACGTGAACTTACGCCCAATGCGCTATAGGCTGCTTGAAGTCCATATTCGTTTAACTCATTACCGTGTAACGGATTGCCACTGTTGTCAGTATAGAACAACGGTGTTCCAAATGTATCTGTTAGATCACGTTGACTAGTGATTAACCATACTTTACCTGCATTGGCTGCGGTTGTTCCTAATGCGGTTGTTCCGCTAGGATTTGTTTTATCTTCTTGTGTAGCTACAAATAGCATCGGCACTGTGCCGGGGGCTGAGGGAGTATAAAAACTCTCGTCAATAACGCTTACTTGTATGCCTGGTGAATTCAATGTTGCCATTTCTACTGTCTCCTATATGGATTACTTGAGTTATTTACCAAGATGATGACAAAACCACCTGGTTAAATACTATTGTAAAAGGGCGTAAAAAGGGCGGGATATGAGAAATTTATGTAAACTATGTGGGCAGAGGCCTGTTGCAATCAACTACTACAAAGAAGGTCGTGCTTTCTACAGGTCAAAATGCGATCATTGTGCTAATAATCGAGGAGACGGAACTCCTAAGTGGAAGTTAGCTGGCTACAAAAAGAAAGCAGTCTGCGATAAGTGTAACTATAGTTCAAAGTATGCTGAACAGTTTAATGTATATTATGTAGACGGCAATCCATCTAATTGCAGATATACAAATTTAAAATCTGTATGTGCTAACTGTCAACGCATACTTCACAAACTCAAGCTACCGTGGCGGCAGGGCGATTTGAAACCAGATTTTTAATTTCAGCAAACAGAGAATCAATACTACGATCGTTGTGAACTACGTGGTCAATTTTGCAACCAACCCATGCAGTTTCGCTGGTATGAATTTTTTCGTTCTTTAAGAAATTTTGTGCGCTCTCTGAACCTTTGTTTGCTTGAATAGCAACATCGTACCAATGCGGCAAAGGACCACGTTGTACTCTAACTACAATACCACCTGCACTATGTATGGCTTTTATTTCGTTGGGAAATCGCACATCACTGATTACAATATTATCTGTAGTTTTACGCATTTTGTTTTCTACTGATGCAATCCAAATATCATCGTGAAAGCCTTGTCGACATACTTCAGTTCCCCAATATTGGAGAACCCATCTTGGAGTTAAGTGTGACATGTTTAGGCGCTCTGACCACCAAGGATCTACCTGTTCGCGCCATTCGCGGGCTTCAGATGTGCGACCTTCTAGAAGTGTGCGATCCCAACCAAACACTGCGGCCACTGCATCTTTAAGAGTGTTTGCAAATGAGTCTCGGCGAAATCCGTGAAAGTTAACCAAATAATCTGCGGCAGTGTCTTTGCCTGAGCCAATAAAACCCACGAATCCGATAATCATAGCATCTCCTTGTGATACTATAATTTACTATAATTCTGTATAATTGTCAATAATTTTTTAGCCAATTACAAATGTAAGTGGTGTTCCACCGTCTTTGTAGTTTATTAGATCCAGCTCTAATGTTTCCATTTCGGCTTTGCCCTCGCCCTTTAATGCAGTACCGTTTAAACTTGTACCGCCTTGTGGGCTGGCAATTTGATTGAATTTTTCACGAGCTTCTCCTAGCATCATCTTGCAGGTTGCAAGGGCATAGTCTTTAAGCCACTGGTTAGCAAACGGGTCCTGTAATAGATTAAAATCAGGACGATAGTTGAACAACCACAGAAGCACTTCTTCTTCACTTCTGGGACGTTGCATGATAGTTAGTTTTTTAGTAGTTTTATTAAATGTAAAATTAATATCACTACCGAACATTTTGCCAACTTGTTTTTGGTAGCTTGCAAAGGCATAATAAGTGGCTAGGCCACCCATGTTCGAAGAAGTTAATAAGTATGTATTTGAATAGGCAAGATTAAACGGTTCAAACAATGTACCACCTTGCCCGCCACCTGACCTAGAACCGATGCTTCTTCTAAAGATTTGACGCACATTTGTTACTTCTTGAGGCAAAATGTAATCGTTTTTGTCAATTTCTATCATCAAAAAGCCGAAGCTTTCTTCTACCGCATTACTACTACGTTGACGGAACTTATTTAAAGCACGGTCAATTGCAATGTTATAATGGGCAGGGTCCAGCTCTACGTCAACCATGCCATTACCTAGCATTAGTTTGCAGTAGTCTACTACTTTTTGGCGTTCGTTTTCGTTCTCGGTCATATCAATATTTAGCTTATAAATACAACACTATGCCAAGACTAAGTCTATACAAACCCGAAAAGGGCAACGATTTTAAATTTCTAGATCGCACAATCTATGAGCAATTTCAGGTGGGGGGAACTGATGTATACCTGCACAAATACTTAGGTGCTGTTAATCCTCTAGAGGGAGAAAGTAGTCCTACAAAACCAGCAAACGTTGCCGAAGCAGGAGAACTAGGCATCCAAGATGTATTATTCATGGAGAATAGAGATCGACATTACGATCCCGATGTTTATGTTATCCGTGGAATTTATACCTTGCAGGATATTGATTTTAATCTAAGTCAATTTGGGTTATTTTTACAAAATGATAATATCATGGTTACTTTTCATCTACGTGGAACATATGATTCTATTGGTAGAAAGATTATGGCGGGTGATGTTATTGAATTACCTCATCAGAAAGATGAGTTTGCATTAGATGATAGATTAGTAGCATTAAAAAGATTTTATGTGATTAGTGAAGTTACTCGCCCAGCAAGCGGATACAGTCAAACATGGTATCCACATTTACTACGTGCTAAGTGCGCCCCATTAGTTGATACACAAGAGTTTAAAGAAATTCTAGATCAAGATAGTGGAGCAGAAGATGGAAGTACATTACGCGACTTGTTATCTACATATCAAAAGAATTTAGATATTAATGATCAAATTATTGCACAGGCTAGAGTAGATGCTGAAAAGAGTGGTTACGAAACTAATCAGTTTTATGTAATTCCCAAGGACGAAACGGGGTTAGTTGAAATTGAAGATGTTGCCAGCGGAGAAATTGATGTTAGTTCAACTGCATTAGATGCAAGTGCAGTACTGGCAAGTCCTAATAAAAATTACTATGTAGGTTACCTAACCGGTGACGGAATGCCGCCCAATGGCGTTCCATATAGTTTCGGAATTGCATTCCCTGGATCTGCTATACCGGGACAATTCTTTTTAAGAACCGATTATCTACCTAATAGACTTTTTAGATATGATGGCAAACACTGGATCAAGTACGAAGACAATGTAAGAATGACCAATAGCACCCTAGGTGAAACACAAACTAATGATCCGTTGTTAGTAAGAAGAAAACTAAAAGCAAGTTTTGTTAATAACACAACAACTGCAACAATAGGCGGAGTAGTTGTTCCTGAGAAACAAGCATTGAGTCAGGTATTAAAAGCAAAGGCAGATAATTAATGGATTATTTTTATGATGGGCAAGTACGCAGATACTTGACACAATTTATTCAGATTATGAGCAACTTTGCTTATAAAGATGCCAAGGGGCAGCTAGTTCGTGTACCTGTTCGATATGGTGATATGACTAGACAAGTTGGTCAAATACTTAAAAAGAACAGTGAGAACACAATTCCCAGTGCACCATTTATTGCTTGCTATATTAAAGACATGCAATATGACCTAACACGGCTACAAGATCCTACATTCATTAGTAAAGTTCGTGTTCGAGAACGAGCATTTGATGAAGACAATAATGAATATTTAAATGTACAAGGTAACAACTATACAATTGAGCGTATAATGCCCAGCCCCTATAAAATAACATTTTCTGCAGATATTTGGTCAACAAACACTGAACAAAAATTGCAAATATGGGAACAACTGGTAGTGTTCTTTAATCCCAGTTTTGAAATACAGACTACTGACAATTATATTGACTGGACTAGTTTATCAACTATAACTTTAGAAAATCAGATATGGAGTAGTAGAACTGTTCCCCAAGGTGTTAATGAAGATATTGACATACTAACAATGAGCTTCAGTGCGCCCATTTGGATCACGCCGCCAGCTAAGGTTAAAAAATTAGGTATTATTACAAAAATTATTTCTAATCTTTTTGCTGAATCCGTACAAGGAACAATCAGCACTGACTATAGTGACGTTGGCGCTGCTGAGATGTTTCAAAATGCAAGCCCTGATGCTACAGTAACAGTCACTCCTGGAAACTTTGATCTATTGGTACTCAATAATACAGCAAGATTAATTCATACCACCGGTCGCGGAGATGGTATAGATGTTGCTAATCCAAGCAATACTGCGGCATGGACTAAACTACTGGATCTACATCCGGGCAAGTTTAGAGCAGGATTAAGTCAATTGAGATTTACACAGCCTGCAGGAAATGATGTAATTGCATATATTAGTCTAGATCCTAGTGATGAATTTTCCATGGTGTTAAACATTGATTCTGATACTATACCTGGCAATACAATTATTCTAGGTAGAGGCACAGTTGATGCTGTTATAGACCCGGAAAAATTTAATCCTGACAATATTGTATTGGGCACACGATATCTAATATTAGAAGACATTAATATTAGCGATCAATTTGGCCAACCTGGCTATGACGGACCCGATGCTTGGAAGAATACAGATCTAACTGATTTTCAAGCTCATGCCAACGACATAATAGAATGGGACGGCAGCTCCTGGAGTATTGTATTCGATTCTGCAGCAGTCACGGCGGTAACTTACATAACTAATTCATATACAGGAACTCAATACAAGTGGAGTGAAAACTCTTGGAGTAAGAGTTACGAAGGTATCTATGAAGCAAAGTTATGGCGTCTAATCCTCTAAATCAAGTTATATGCAGTGGCGGAATGTTTCTCGCCAAAGACACACGACGATTTTTATTTCTATTGCGTACACAGGGCAAGACTGCAGGCACCTGGGGACTAGTTGGTGGCAAGAAAGAACCTAGTGACAACACTGCTTATGATGCGCTGACTAGAGAAATACAAGAAGAAGTAGGCAAGACTCCCGCTATTAAAAAGATTATCCCACTAGAGTTGTTTATCAGTAATGATCAACATTTTCAGTATAACACATATGTGCTGTTAGTTGATCGAGAATTTATTCCTACACTTAACGCAGAACATTCGGGATATGCTTGGTGTGATTATGAAAATTATCCTAAACCCCTACATCAAGGTGTTAGGAACTCGTTTACAAATAAAATTATTAGAGCTAAACTAGAATTGCTGTTAGATTTAATCTAACAAATCTACATTGAATGCGTATGTACCGAGATGATGCATTTCTTGGCTTAGTGCAGTATCTACTTTAATAGTATAACCTGCCGCATTAATTTTTTGACATAGATACATGTCTTCACCTAAGAAGTCATTCGATGCTGGACTCCATTGAAAGTCAAACCATGGCTTACTAAGTTCTTTAAAGATGCTGGTTTTCATTAGAACGCATCCCATACCAATACCTTCAATAGGCACTAACTCGTCTTTTACATCAAATGATAAAGGATTTTGCCAGTCACCAATAGTTTCATAGGCAACACCTTTATAGGGCTTTTGGCGACGAACATAGTTACATGCAACTACAGGTTCGTCATGCTTGAGTAATCTAACTGCGGTAGTTGCTGGGAATACCATGTCGCTGTCTAGCCATAGCATATAGTCGGCACCTAGATTTACTGCTTCAGTGGCTAGGCGCTCGCGTTGTGTTAAGAGGATAGTGCTGGCATCCATAAACACATGTGTGTCTATGTCGTTCATGGTATTGAACTTAACCAGTTCTGCTAGGGCTAGCGCATGAGCAGAATGCAGTGTATCCCTGCAGGGAATTAATACTGCTAATTTACCTTTTTTGCTTGACCAGCTACTTGATGCAAATACTGACTGTTTTTTCATGTGCCTGCGACATCCATACTAAGTGTTTCGCCCTTGATAACCAATCCTTGTATAGCATTGATTAAATCTTGGGTACGTTTAGCACATAGTATAAAGTCATTAGGACTCAGTTTGCAAGCGGTATTCATAGTATCAAACTCTATTTTTCCGCCAGTTAGGATTTCAATAGCACTGGTTCGAGCTAGATTTTCAATGAATAAATTCTTAGCTTCTTCTTCAGATTGATTTATTAATTCTAAACAGTCTGTTTCTTCAAGATCTTCGAGCAATTCTATTAGATAGCCTAATTCTGTTTGCTCAGTATCAGTTTGTAAAGCTTCTAAGTCTCGAATTCTTGTTAAGAATGCTGTTAGTGTTCTTGGGTTTGAATGTCTATCATTGTAGACAATTGTGTCTAATTCCCATTTGCTGGGACTAGTGGATAATTTAGATAGTACGTTGTTAATTTGTGTTGTTTTCATTTTTAAGAAAAGCCTCCTATTCTGCCGCCAAATGTTGCAGAGAACCTAATTTGGGTACCGACTGCTTGCCCAACTTGGTATATACCGTTATTACCCAGCACAGCACTTAACTTGATATTCTGACCACCTGACGGTGCATTGCCCGCGGCACCGGGTGTGTTACCGGTAAACACCCTGTTAACCTGTCCAAATGATATCTGCGATCCTGTTGCTGGTAATGTTGCCATAAGTTTCTCTGCAGCCCTTTATTTAACGACCTGTTTTTCCTACTCCATGAAAATTGGTTATACTCTATTTATTAGAAAAGATTACCACTTGCCCTGCGGGCATACTTGGAATTTCTTTAGTTGAGAAAACACCAGTGTGTTATTAGCAACATTACATCTAGAATTCTCTTCAGGTTTAAATTCTTCACAATTTTTGCATATATTCTCAATATCTGCTCTTTCCTGAGTAGTTCTTTCAAAGAAATTTATATCATCTAAATTATTATAAGCCATATCGTCCTCTTAATGTGTTAAAATTTTGCAATACTTCTGCATCAGTGAGGTTGCTACTATAACACTTTACCACAGCTATCTGTCCATTAAAATAATATGGTTGATTTAATGATCCGCCAATAATTAAAGTTGTTATACCCGTTAGGCCTGCATGGCCTTGACTGTGTGCATAGGTGGTTGTTTTTACACCATCAATCCAAATATCGTAGGTGTTTCCGTTCCAATTAAAGGTCCAGTTATGCCAACCAACCGGTACTGCATCTCTATTATATGTCATCTTATAACCAGAAACTGCATCGTAGGTGTATATTTGTACAGCTTCGTTGGTTGCGCCACCTGTCCACCCACCTAAGGCAATTCCATAATAACTGTTGTTAAATGTAACAGGTTGTTGATACGTTGACGGTCCGCCTATTGCAGTATCATTATTAGGAACTACGTTATTATTATATAACCATAGTTCTAAACAATATAGATTAAACGGTGAATTTGGAGTAACTGTAAGATAGTCGTTACTACCGTCAAATGTTACACCATTGGTAGTATAATTTGACCTAGTCATATTGGTCATATAAGCTCTATATGCATTCATGCTTAAATCATACCATGCAAATTCATCATTGGCAAGTAACTCTGCAATAGTCGGTTCGCTGCCGTCACAGAGATCAACTCTAGGTTGATAAAGCTGTAAACGTGTGGTATTATCACCACAATAATAGTGATACGTTCTATGTTGACCGTACGTTGTATCACTGTTCCACTTTAGGTCTTGGCCAATGTTGCAACTGTTTACAGATGCTACTTTGCCGCCAGATATAGTCCATACTCCAGTGTCTGGGTGTGTAGTTGTAGCCGATGTTTGATTAGGATACACATGCCCTACTATAAGATACCATTGGTTTTGTGTATAGCTACCTGTACCTTTACATTCCCAATAAGGGTTGCCTTCTGCACTGTTGTTATCGTTTCTAAGAACTGCGCTAGGGCCTGCGTACATTCCAAAATAAAATGTTCCACCTGATGATGCAGAAGTTCTTCTCATCCATACAGTGTATCTATAAAGTTTTGTTCTATCTACTGAAAAGGTACCAGTGTTCCACCCTCCATCATCTTGAGCTGTGCCATTTGCTCTAGTTTCCCATACAACTTGTCCGGGATTTCCCCACGGACCGGTATCTGTTACTCGTACGTTTTCATCAGTACTACCATTTTGGCTATAATTAGGATAACTGCTATACCCGCTTATGCTACCGCTGCCCCCAGTAACCCAATTATCCCAGCCTAATAAATTTGTATTTGCTGATTTAGTATTTGTAAATCCTGTAGGAGAAAACACTCCGCTAGATGTAAAGATATGAACTGTATCTCCACTGACAGTAGTTATAATATTCCCACCTGATGCTTTTTGTGAGCCGGGATATCTAACAACTACTATGCCACTGCCACCTTCTCCGCCTTTATTGGTTCTGTTGTAGTGCGAGCCACCACCTCCACCCCCGCCTGTATTGGCGCCACCATTACCGCCAGGTGTTTGTGCCCATTGGGTAGGGCCGCCGCCGCCACCTGCGGCACCAGCATTATATCCGGCACCGCCTGTTGTGGAACCAATTGCGCCACCACCACCACCACCTATACCTCCATTGCCGCCAGTGCTCAATGAATAAGCTGCTCCACCACCACCACCTCCCCAGTAATAGCCTGTACCAGTAATGTCGTTGTAGGCGCCAGGTCCACCGTTTGGTTGATTTGTACTATCTGCTCCAGGACCACCAGCACCGCCGCCACCGCCTGAGTAATATGCTTGAGTACTATTACCACCTCTAAACCCTTGTCCTACATTGCCGGCGCCGCCCAAAAATGTTCCTGCATTATCATTATAGCCACTAGCACCACCTCCCGAGCCACCGGTGCCGCCTGCAATTCCTGGAGTGTATCCCCTATATGAACTGCCTCCGAAGCCGCCACCTAATGCTACTAGATCTCCAAAACTAGACGGCAATCCTGCCGTTGCTGGAATAGTAAATTGATGGTCATTCGGCTGGGGGCCGACTCCGTCAGTTCTAAATCCGCCGCCACCCGCAGGCGCTCCGTATCCTCCGCGGCCTACCGTGACAATTACATCACCGTATATTGGTTGAGTTTTTTCATAGACTACTCCGCCGCCACCTCCGCCACCGCCCATGTCCATACCGCCACCACCTCCACCACCAACTACTAGTACTCGAACGGTGGGGACCTTAGCGGAAGATTTATTGTTATTAGAATCTAGCGATAATTCTAGACCATCTAATATAGAGCGAGCACCGCCAAATACTGCCATAATTATATCTCGCAATCTTTACAAGGTTGGCGCCAGAATGGCAATGTCATTATTGCTTCTTTTTCTGATTCTGCATGTTCACTTAAAAATTCTGTGGTCAGCGGTGTTTCAGAAGTTACCATGGCCTGTGTTCCATTTCCTGACATGGTTATAATAATTGCACCTTCAATTTGAGCAAGTGCTAGTCTATTAAAATTTAAAATATATATCATAATCCGTATCTTCCTCTATGTGCGTTAAAATTCTGTGCTACTTCTGCTGCTGACAATGTTCTGCTATATATTTTAACTGATGGAATTTTCCCAATAAACCAGCGTTCTCCAGAATCTTGAAAACCCCTGCCAATGTTGACATTATTAAAATCTCCAGGCCATGTATATGATGCTGTCCCGCTCTGTATAACTGCTCCATTATAAAATGATGTAAAGATATTTCCACTTTTTGTTAGGCAGGCACAGTGATATACCGACGAATTTAGTCCAGACGACACAACAGTCCAAAATTCGTAGTTACCTGACAGGTCTCCAGTAACCCAAACTAAATTTCCAGCACTATTTTGTTCTAATCTAGGACCAACATTACTATAT